TCACTTTCCATGACAGTTCTCCTTTTAAAAAACTTGGTGCCCCAGGAAGGAATCGAACCTCCGAACCCTGCTTACAAGGCAGGACCTTTGCCACTAAGGATACAAGGGCTTGTTGGTAGCGGGAGGTGGTAACGCTCCACCCTCGATATGGCTTATGAGACCATTCGGGTCACTTGACCTTCCCGCAACAAATGGCTCCAGAGGCAGGGATCGAACCTACGACCAATTGATTAACAGTCAACTGCACTACCGCTGTGCTACTCTGGAATAAAACTTGGCGACTCGTGGGAGAATCGAACTCCCATAATCGGATAGACAATCCGAAGTAATGACCATTATACGAACGAGCCAAAAAACTGGTGGAGGCGGATGGATTTGAACCACCGCGCTTTTTAGGGGCCAGATTTACAGTCTGGTGCAATCAACCACTCTGCCACGCCTCCATTTAACTTGGTGCCCCAGGAGAGACTCGAACTCTCAAAATTTGGCTTCTAAGACCAACACGTATACCAATTCCGTCACCGGGGCATTACCATTTGTTTAGTGCTATCGTGCCAATTTGTCAACAATGTAGCTAGCACTGACAAGCGAGTAGCAGTTATATCAGACAGTTTCGGTCGCACCCTTACTGTCGCGTAGTCTATGCGTCCATAGACGATACCTTGATAGCACTAAACAAATGGTGTAGGCTACGTTTTTCATGTCGCCCCTACTTGAGTTTACAACCCTGTCGCCACCTTTACATAATTCCTATGCGTGGATCATCATACCAGATTCTGCTTACGTCTGCGCTATCGGTCTTCTGGACACCGGATCTCTATCGTATAATCAAACGCTTACTTCACGTAGTAAGAACGGAAATTGGTACACGGTAGGAGAATCGAACTCCTCTTATGCGGATGAAAACCGCATGTCCTAACCGATAGACGAACCGTGCATTAATCTTAAATCATGATGCATTATATCCTTGCTTCGAAAATAAATCTACTACTTTTTATGTCGTGGAGCACGTAGTAGGAATCGAACCTACGAACATCAGTTTTGCAGACTGCTACCTTACCATTCAGTCATACGTGCATGGTACCCCTCCCCCGACTCGAACGGGGAACACACTCCTTTTGAGAGAGCCGCGTCTACCAATTGCGCCAGAGGGGCATTAATGGTCTGTGTGGTTGGATTCGAACCAACGGCCTCCTCGTTCCAAACAAGGGAGTCTGACCAGACTGACTTACACACAGTTAAATTTGGTGGACCGACGGGGGATCGAACCCCGACTAAAGGCTTGCAAAGCCCCTGTGCTCCCATTATCACTATCAGCCCAAATTTGTGACTTACTACTTTTCCTATTATACGCCATAAGTCAAGGCGAGGTTTGGCGGAGAGTATTGGATTCGAACCAATGCGACCTTTTCAGGACGACAGTTTAGCAAACTGTTGCAATAACCACTCTGCCAACTCTCCAATATGGCGGAAGCGGTGAGATTCGAACTCACGGACCCTTTCAGATCGCTGGTTTTCAAGACCAGAGCCATAGACCACTCGACCACACTTCCTTAATTCTGGAGCAGGATATCGGGTTCGAACCGATGACATTCTCGTTGGCAACGAGACATTCTACCACTGAATTAATCCTGCAATACTTTGGCCGGCCCTGAGAGACTCGAACTCCCAACCTTATGGTCCGTAGCCATACGCTCTAATCCATTGAGCTAAGGGCCGACTTTATCGTGTTTCTAAATTGTTAAAGAGCGTTATTACTTTGCTAAAGAGCAAACAAAAACCCCAGGTTTTTTAGGCCTGGGGTTTGCGTTTGGTCTCGAGAACTGACTACATGCAAACCCCATTTGGTGGATACTCATTAATACTTGTGGCATCAAATGAGCGACCACACTGTCCCCATGATGTACCTAGTACGTCTGTGGAATGTTTTAGCGGTGTGGGTTTGAGTATTTGTCTCATAATTGTATATAGCTCATTTGTTGTGGGAGGCCGAAGCCTCCCGTTCTTTTTTTACTTAGTCAAATCTTTCTTAACCAAGTACACGTAGGTGTAAGCGTTCTGAACAGTAACATCCAGAGCCTTAGCAATCAAATCAATGATTACTTTATCACCCTTGTCTTTGTTCTCCAGGTACAGTTGCTTAGCGACTTCTCGCTTAGAACCTTTCTTGCTTCTAGGCTTACCGTTCGGAGTAACTTGTACTTCGACAGGCATTTCTAGAGCACCTGGGCCCATAGATGCGGTGATACGCTCCATAGAAACGTTTGCACGGTCCATGATTGCTTTCGGATCAAGACTCTCTTGCTTTACAGCTCGTTCAATTGCAGCCATAGCAAACACATATGCTTTACGCTTATTGGTCTCAGGTTTGAGATCAAAAGCGGACATAATGCGATTGGCAGCTTGCAAAGAATCTGGCTGGTTATCAAGAAACTCTCGAACAGACTGCACCGCACGAGTAGGGGACATGCCCGGAACCAATTGCAGCTTTGACATAACAGCGCTTTGCGTCTTCATATAAACCTCACTTTATTCATGTTGAAATACAATTATATGGTATTTGAGAAATTAAATCAACTGTTTTTTTTCACAGTGGAAATAGCTTCCCTCACATAACGACATCATTATAGTATGTCTAAGAAATTAAATCAACTGTTATTGACATGGTATTGATTGAAGATTTCTATGACTTTATCGCGATAGAAGCTGGTTTTTTTATTGAAGTATTGCAAGCCCTCGTGCTCAACAGCAATTAAAATACAAATCTCAGGAACTGTTACTTTGTAGCGCTCTTCTATCATCATTGCATAAGCAGTTGATTGTAGGAAGTAACCCTCAATCCATGCTTCGGTTTTAGGCTTGGAGGCAGACTTAAAGTCAGCAATGGTATTAGTACCATGCATACGACAAAACAAATCAGTAGCACCTGCTGTCTTTAACTTATCTGAGTATAGGAAAAGCTCAATGCCGTAGATGTTGTCTACATATTTGTCTAGGTATGGTTGAATTTGCTTGAATAGATCAATGTTAGATGGCATGTGACCAATTAGGTAACCATCTTCATTCTTTACGTAGCTTTCACAAATAGCATGCATCTTAGTGCCGCGTGTAGCAGCTTGTTGACGTATCTTTTGTGCTACTTCTTTACCAATCCTATCTTCCCATTCCTGTATGCCGGCCTTAGACAGGCTAGAAAGAATGGTAGTTACTGAGGGATATTTCTCCCCTGTTTCAGTAACATAGAATCGTTTACCATTCTCCGATATTCTTTCAAGTCTAATTTCTGGTAAGAGTTTATGATTGAAGTATTTTTCACGAGGATGGTTTGTATCAAATTTTAACATTAAATTTTTATATGTTTGTTAACTACAGCCGCCGTCTGTACTTCTTTAATAGAGCGCGATACTGTTTTATTAGCTAATGTGCTATTAGGATGAGCTTCAGATACTTTAGAAAGTACTTCTTTCCATCCTTGATCGTTTTTAATACCCCCTACACCACCAACAATATTAAGTGCACTACCAGGGGTATAGTATCTTTCTAGATTAGGATTATCTTTAGCAAACTGGTCGTAGTCAACCATTTTAATAGAGTGTTCAACTATTTCATCAGTTTCTTTATTACGAAATGTATAAGTCGCCATTTTATTTGCTACGAGGAGCTCTTTTCCTAACAGGTTTCTTTGCAGGGGTAGGTGAGGGAGTATTTACTTCAGAAGCCTTTACAAGCACTGGCTCTTGTTGTTTGATTTTCGTAATTACTTCTTTCTCAGCTTCTCTACGTTTTTTCCAGACGTAATTAGTAAGTCCTACTAACCCGCGTTCGATAACATCCACTACGGGATTGTGCCAAAACCATTTCATGCTTTTCTCCTTATGGTTATATTTCTTCGTACTTTAGCATCATATCTAGGTTCTTTGCTTTGATAGCATTTTCAAAATTTTTTTTATGTTTACCTTCAAAGATAATTTTACGTCTATGTTTGAAGTTATGATTAGAAGCTTCTTCGTAATACTCAGTGTATTCTTTTTTACGGTAGTTACTTCTTTTTTGTGTTTTGCTCATCTGACCCCTCGGACAAAAGATTAGGAAATGCTTGCCTTACGATCTTTTCATTTATAGATTTAAAAGGCAGTTTTTTGTCTTTTACAGCTACTAAAAGTTCAGCATCTTCTTTATCAATTGATTCAAGTAACTGTATGAACAACATTTCACGTTTTAAGGTAGTAAGGTTAGGATTACCACCTTCAACGAATAGATACAATCTTCTTAATTCTGAATATAACCTACCCTCTTGATCTAATACCTCTGCCGGTTTAAAGGGAGCAGGTCCATCAGGTAGTAAAAATTTAATGGCAGGATCAAAAGCGTGCTTTAGGATAACCTGTACTGCACCTGAGCCATTTTGTTGTAGTAGGGAAACTCTTTCGGCAGGGGTTTTGCCTTCAGAGCATTCTTTAAGTATCTTGTAGAGGGTTTTCATAGAAATTCATCCAAGTGTTCTAGTAAAGAGGCAAGCTTAGTACTCTCAAAGTATGGTTTAATTTTATCTTTGGGTTTATTAGCTTGCAGTTCATATTCATTAATAATTTTAAGTCTGATATCTTCTGGAGTAAAATGTAGATCAATCAGCTGCTCGTTACGAAGCCAATTTTTAAGCATTTCACCTTTGAAGTATAGTCTCGGATTAATGACGTCCAGGTACTTCTCCACACGCATGGGCTTTTGACGCTCGCCTTTGACGATACAATCATCAGGAGAGAGAATATTAGGTATACCATCTCCTCTATCGCCTTTGAGAATAAGCTCTCTGGTAAACCGAAGAGGGTCTTCATGTGTGATTTTCTTCTTGCGTACAGGGTCATATTGAGATACATTACCATACACGTGTAATTGTGCAAAGTCCTTATCGCCCGAAAGAATTAGTATGGGCTCACCAGTATTTAGCAGAGTGCCAAATTTATGAGCTAGAGTGGCAATTACATCATCAGCTTCGGCTGCTTCTATTTGAATTACCCTATATGGAGTAAACTCCTTAAGTTCATTCTTAATTTTAGTAAGAGTATTAAAGATAAGATTCCAATCCAACTCAGATTTTTCTCTATCCTTTTTACGGTTAGCTTTATAGTATGGAAATACTTTCTTTCTCCATACGTTTTTATCACCACATGCAATGATAACTTCACCGTACTCACTAAATTTAGTTTTACACGAACGAATAGAGTTCAGCACCATATGTCTGAACAACCCTTCGTCAAATTTTAAGTCGGTATGATTTCCAATCTGCGCCATGAAATTGGAGATCATTACTTGGTTTAGGTCTATGATAATCATCAGACGATTGTACGCTCTTTAGTAAAATAAATCCACTACAAAATAATGTCTTTGTCATGAGAGTCAAGATGACGTACACGAATGTATTGTGCAAGGGAGTGCATAATTGATTGATGACAGTCTTCTACTACCCCGTAATTATCCATATTGACATGTAGGGGGATGTTTGCTATTTTGGAAGCTTGTCCTCCATCGAACCCAGTTAATGCAATGACGTACATATCTAACAGCTGTGCAGTTTCAATTACCTTAATAATGTTCTTTGAATTGCCGCTTGAACTGATGCACACCAATACATCTCCCTTGTTACCTAGGTACATGAGCTGTCTACTAAAGACCTCATCATAACTAATATCGTTAGCGATAGCGGTAATGAGGGACATATTGCTGGCCAGACTGATGACTCTTGGAAATAAATTAGTATCTGTAGAGACACCTTTACAATGATCACAAGTCATATGTTCTGCAATTGCAGCTGATCCCCCATTACCGCAAACGAAAATTTGTTTGTTGGTTAGCATAGCATCCTCAAGGGTACTTGCTGCTAGTTCAAACTGAACACTGTCTATAGTACTTAACGCCTCTTGAAGTAGCTCTTGATACCTAGCAAAGCTATTGTACGCTGGTAGGTTAGTTGAATCTTGTTGTTCTATCATTGTAAACAACCTCTGTACCTTGCTCAGTGAAGTTAAAATCGTCGAATTCTTCATAATCTTGCATTGCTACCTTTACTCTATCTCGTTTTTTTAATGGTACGTAAAGCAGCATGAAGCCTCCACCACCTGCTCCTATAATCTTACCCCCTAATGCACCAGCCTTTATAGCCTTACTATACATCTCATCTATAGTATCATTTGTAATATCATTGGCAAGTTCTTTTTTATATTTCCAAGCTTGATCTAACATTTTTCCAATTTCGTCCATGTTAGATTGCTTACCAATTAGACAATCTTCAGCGTGTATGGCAAGTTCGACAATTTTGTCTAAAGTGTTGATATTTTCTTTTATATTTTGTGCTTGCTGTACTAGGATATTATTTGCAACCCTTTTGATACCAGTATAGTATAGCATGAGGTTATCTCTAAGAGCATTCATGTTGCTTCTAGAAATAGCAGTAGGAGCAACGTCAACAGACCCATCGGCATGAAATGTAAACTTATTAAACCCACCAAACGTTGCAGCATATTGATCCTGCTTGCCTAGATTTTCATTACATTTTACTCTTTCAATATCATAAGCAAGTTCAGCAATTTGAAATTTAGTAAGCATTTCGTTTTCTGAAGCATCTAAGGCCTTATTCAACCCAACAGTAAATGTAGAGGATGAACCTAATCCAGTACCCTTGGTGGGCATCTCACAAAATGATGCTATCTCAATTCCGTTTCTAATACCCCATATCTTCAATGACTCTCTCACTCTATCATGTGCTAACTCATTAACACTATCTACAGTTTCAATTCTATCGTAAATTGCTTTAACGTAGTGTTTTGGAGTTTTATTGATAGTGATATACATAAATTTATCAATAGTAAAGTTAAGTACTGCACCAGGTTTTTTAGTGTAGTACTCAGGCAAATCAGAACCACCACCAAATAAGCTAATGCGAAGAGGGGTCTTAGTTACGATCATTGTTGAAAGGCTTGCATTGTATCATAAACAAAAGATGGAGCTTTTGGCATACCTCTCTTAGTAGGATCTGGATGCTTTGCAAGTAGACCTTCCATTAAATCTTTCCACTGTGCTTCAATCTTTGGCCAAGCAAATCGAGTATCAGCAAAAGCTTTCTGTACACGAAGATAGGTTTGAATATCATCGTTGTTAACAATCTTAACTGCATGATCTAATGCATGATAGAACATTTGAGCATGCTTTTGTTTATCCTGAGAGCCTTGATATTGGAAAGTAATACCACCACTAGTATCAATTAGCCCACCGTAGTTAGGATGTACGCAGAGTGCTTTTGCAGACATTGCTTCGATTAAACTTCTACTGTTACATTCTAACCAGGTACTTGGATATGCAAAGATATGACTCTTAGCTACATGTTCACGTACTACCTCGTTAGAAGTAAATCCGTGGTAGGTCATTTGAGGGTGGTTTCTAATTCTATCATATAGTGGCTCAAACTGTTTATCAGCATCATCCCATCCGTAGATCTTGAAGCTTGAGAACACGTGGAGATGAACGTTCTTATGGGTCTCTGCTAGGCGTTCGAACACTGGTACTAGTACATCTAGGCCACGCTGGGGGGTAGATGTATAGATTAGATTAATAACGTCGGTAGGTTTAACAATCTCTTCATGCGTGAAGGTATTAATTGGTGTCTCAATTACCATCGAGTTATCGTCGTACGGTACACCAAGCAAGTCACGGAAACGATTATATTGCCAGTTACCACAGAATACTAGTTTATGAAAACGATTTCTGCTATTAAGATCCTTTAGGTGGTTACATTCTGGATCTTCAGGTAAGTCATGTAACCAATAGATGCGAATTTTTGACTCATCTATCTCTCTTACTCTAGAGCAAATAACTTGAAAGTTATCAATTAAGTCAGGAGACAGTCTACTGGCGAGTTCACGTTTTACTGACTCAGTTCCACCTTTACTGTTCTTACTAATTTCATTTTCTTCAAAAGACATTTATTTCTCCACTGATTGTTGATAATGATCCCATGCTGTTTTAATTGAGTGCTTTAGATCGGTTTGATATTTAAATTCTGCATCTTTGGCAAATGCACTACCATCTGCTACTAGGAATATAGGGTCACCTTTACGTTGTGGGCACTCTACAGCATTTATTTTTTTGCCCGTTACTTCTTCAAACATATGGATTAGTTGTTTAACAGAAGTACCCTCAGATGTACCTAAGTTATACACTTTATATACATCAGACTTATTGTAATCGGTTGCTCGAATAAATGCTTCACAGATATCCAATACATCAATAAAATCTCTTACACATGAACCATCTATGGTATTAAGATTTGTTCCGTACATTTCAAATTCTGAATTATTAAAAGCAGCTTTACATAGTTTTTGTAATACGTGACCGGAGTCAAGATGATCTCCTACCTCACCGCAAGCACCTACAACATTAAAAAATCTGAATACTGTAGTATCGATGTGTGACAGTCTTGATATATCTTCTATAATAGCCTCAGCCATTAGTTTACTTCTACCGTAAGGGTGACCTGGGCCTAGTAAGTGATTTTCTCTGTATAGATCATTGCTCTGATAATATACTCCAGCTGATGAAGCAAATACCAGTTTACCTCTCCACTCAATTTCATTTAAGTTATTGATTAGATCAATTGTTTGACTAACATTGTTATGATAATAATGAGAAGGTCTTAGAAAACTGTCTGGAACGCTTGCTACTGCTCCTAGATGAAATACAAAATAAATATCATGAGTTTTAAAATTTTCTAAAATCTTTCTATCACCAGCACCATTAGTATACATGGCATCTACGTAAATATTATTAACATCCTTAACAACATCTACTCCAATAATAAAACTATCATTAAAAGAGCTCTTAATATACTTACAAAGAATTTTTCCAATATAACCATTGCAACCGGTAATTAGTACATTAAAGGGTTTATTTTTTTTAATCATTATTTCCTCTCGCAGAAGCTCCTGCTACTCTCTGTCTTAATTCAGTGGTACTGAATCCGTGATCTCTATTATTATATCGTATTTCTATTTTGCGATCCACACAAACATTTTTACCGGTAAAGTTTCTACCAATATAATCGCTTCCAACAAAGCGAGTATCAATCTTTCTTGATGAAAGAATTTGTAGAATTTCTTGTTCGTAAACGTAAGGGATTATTTCATCAATATACTTGACGGACGCAAGTTGCACGTACCGTTCGTATAAAGATTGTATGGGCTTATTTTTTTCTTCTCGCTCCATACTAGGATCGACCTGTAGACCTACTATCAAAAAATCACAGTATTGTTTGCAATCGGCAAACATAAGAACATGACCTGCATGACATAGATCAAAGGCACCAAAAGTAATTCCAATATTCATAGTTCAAATTTAACAGATGTTATGCTATCTAGGCGGAATGATCTCCAACCATTATTATCTAGGTCCCAAACTGCTAATGTTTCCATCGTTACATTTCTTTTATCTTCACTTTTACTGACGACTTTCTTCTCAGCTGGAATAAGTTCTTCCTTAAGTGTGCAATTCATTTTACGAGTTGTACCGTCCTTCTTAGTAAAGACTACTTCTATAGGTCCCATAACTAAATGTGACTTGAGCCAATTTCGACCTAACTCACTGTTGAAGGCGTGTTCTGGTGCTGCAACGCTGAATTCGTTTTCCATTCTTTCCTCACAAAAAAAGAGGGGCGCGCTGGCCCCTCGTTCTCACAAAACTACGATGTGATTAAACCAAGCCGGCTGCAAGAGCACGATAACCTGCAGCAATTACTTTACGGCTAGGTGTTCCAAGACGGAACTTATTAGTCTCACGACCCTTGGTATCTACATGCTTGTTGCAGTAGATTGGAAGACCGTCTTCCAGACGAAGGTTAGAGATAACCTTAGTTGGTGATGCAATACCGTACTGGGCACGGATTTGCTTGCTGGTGAGCTCAGCACCGTTAAAAAACGCTTTACGAAGTTTCTCTTTTTGGCTCATTATGTTTCCTTTTCAGTTATAAAAAAATGCCATAAGCAAGTTACGACCAACATATTGTAATATATTCATTGGCCAGAATCCACTCTAACCTGAACTGACATGTACTAACTCTTTTTTGTTATAACGTAAGAATCTTTTGCAAGTTTTAAAACGCGATCATTCTTAGCAACAACAAAATATTGTTTACCATCGATAGTATCTTCATTAATAATATCACATACAAAATGTTCTGTATTCAGAATATTTTTTAATGTAACATTATGCATGCGTTTAAATTGCACTTGCTTTTTCATTTTACTTTAAATTATAAGTTAGTCCAGCTTTAATGACATAGTAACTGTCAATTATGTCCGATACTGGGTTAGATATGGACTTGGATAATTGTAAATGCTTTCTAATATCAAATCCACTCTCAGCTATGAATGAAGCTTCTAAGACGTCTTTTTTAGAGTTTCCCTTACCTGTCGCTACCTTCTTAACCACAGTAGGAGGTATAGTAGAATATGTGATGTTGTTTCTCCACAGGATATACTTAAGTATCCCGCAGTTTTCAGCTATGTTAAATACTCTCCCAGTGGATGCAAATGAATAATCTTCTATGAAGATGTGTTCAGGAGATTCGTGATATACAATATTTAAGATCCAGGTAGATATAAAGTTATACCGCTTCATATCGTTACCTTCATGATCTTCAAATAGAGTACCTGTAAAGGGATGGGCTTGGCCAGCAAGCTTATTTACTTTAGTTAGATAATAAAATTTACAACCGTTAAAGTTTAATTCGTCACCTTCAAAACTGCAGACAGCAGGGCTTGTTAACGATAGGTCAATGCCTAGTATCTTCATCTTCGTCCTCATCTTCATCATCTAAGTCTGGATCATCTACTATGTCTAGTTCTGATCCGCAATAAGGACAAAAAGCTACCGGTGCTTGTGTCTCGTAATAAGATTGTACTTTAAATTCTTCATCACAATCAAAGCATTGAATGAAATGCATTTATTTCTCCTGTACTGTTTCTATACCGCATTTAGCTAGCAACTCTAGCCCCTCGGTACTTCTATATTGCTCACCCCAGTATACTTTCTTTATACCAGAGCTTATAATTAATTTAGAGCACTCCACACACGGGGCGTGCGTAATGAACATAGTAGAGTCTTCAGCACTATTGGTAGAGCGAGCTAATTTAGCAATCGCGTTAGCCTCGGCATGAATAACTTCTGAGTTGGTTTTTAAATTATACGGATGCCCGCTATCTTCTTCTTGATATTCCCATTGACTATTATTAATAGACCATTCATTAGCATATACTTTATGTTCACAGTCATTATCCATGCCAGCTGGCATACCATTATAACCAAACGCAATAACATTACTATCTTTAACAACTACTGCACCTACTTTCAGTCTTCTAGCATGAGAAAGGTTTCCCGTCTCTTTTGCTATATCCATGAAGAATTTAACAAATTTAGGTTTCATATTACGCCCAAATATCTTGCCAGTTACCTTTAAGTGCTCCCTTAGCATAGTCGGTAGCACGGTTCTCAAAGAAGTTAGTATGGGTGGGTGCATTAATCATTTCTTCTACCCAAGGTAATGGATTTCTTTTTACCTTATTAATACCTTTTAGTCCAAGACTAATTAGTCTCCTATCAGCAATATATCTAATGTACTGCTTAACTTCTGCACTAGTTAGACCTTCCATTTCGCCCATTGAGAAGGCTAGGTCGATAAACTTATCCTCTAACTGTACCATTTTTTCTGCAATGGTGTATATTCTAGACTTAAGATCATCATTCCATATCTCATTATTTTCTTCAATGTATGTTCTAAATAATCTGATCATAGATTCAGCATGCTGAGTCTCATCAACAATTGACCAAGTAATAATCTGACCCATACCCTTCATCTTTCCATGTCTAGGGAAGTTTAATAGCATAATAAAAGAGGAGAACAACTGCATCCCTTCAGTGAATGCACTGAACACGGCGATGTGGGTTGCAGTGTTCTCTTTTGTTGAGTTCTGCGCAGACAAGTTCATGACATAATCATGTTTGTCTTTCATCTCTTGATATTCTAAGAACTCATTATAAGTTGCTTCAGGTAGACCTAGCGTTTCAATAAGATGAGAATAAGCAGCAATATGTAAGGCCTCTCTTGCAGCAAATCCCATCAACATCATCCTGATCTCAGGCTGAGGAAAATAAGGCAGGTAATTACGCACGTAACCCCCAGCCACATCAATGTCTCCTTGCGTAAAGAATCTAAAAATATGCGTAAGAAATGTTTTTTCATTTTTGGTTAGCTTTTTCTTCCAGTCCTTGACATCTTCAATCATTGGTACTTCTGTATGCAGCCAATGTGATTGTTCGTGCTTTAACCAGGCATCATATGCCCAAGGATAGTTAAATGGTTTGAACGAGGTACGATCATCCGTCAGTTTTAGTTCTAATTTTTTGGCGCTCAATGTCTTATCCCTGTATCTGCTTGTTTACGTTACGTTGTACTTTATACTTGAAGTACGGCATATACACCGTCTTTGCAATATTGTACAATACTTTTTTTGTTAGAGTAAGTTTGGTCCCCTCTATTTGCTGCCTATACTCTTCAGCTTGTTTAATAAAGTGCTTAATATTATAGTTGTATTTAAAATTTTTAGTTATACCGTTGGTATCATATGCATCACAAATAATATGATACCTATCTATTTTAGATGTATTTCGTATTTGATGCAAGTTGTTGACCCATAGCATGTAAGCTGAGCCGTCAGCTGGCATATGAAACTCACCATGCTCCGTCCAATGTATACACTCTTCATTAGTTATAATAGGTATGTGTATTCTTGCAAGGTACTGATCGGCGGGAGCGTCACGATGTATAATACTCTTAGAGTTAGCTTTTAGAACTGTCAACCTCATTCTACGTGGATAGAAGCCAAGCTCTGTTAGTTGATCAACAAGCTTACTGTAGGGGCCAACACAAGCCTGAGTCTTATTAACATGTTCAAAAGGTAGAGATAGGTTAAGAAACTTAGCTAGAGGGTAATTATAGGTGCCGTCTTTATTTTGACATAACTCGTATCCCATTTGAAACCCATCTCTCCAATCCCCAGTCCTACTTTGTAAATTCCATCCACCGAAATTACTATAACCAAATTCTGAACCTTGGAATACAGGAGGTCCAAGTTTTGTTATGTGGTTATGAAGACTGTTACTAAAAAGCTCAACATTTGCCTTGAAGGGCAATTTTTCCATAGCTTGCATTGACTACCCCTCGCAGGCAAGACATACTTCATCTGATTGTGCGAGTTGTTTTAAGTCAATTTCTTCAATAACTTGACGTTCAATGCGTCTGGCTACTTTATCAGCCTTTCCTATCTTTTCACTTCTGCAATAATAAAGAGTTTTCAATCCTTGTTTCCAAGCTTGAAAATGTACTGCGTGTAAGTACTTAATATTTACATCAGGTCTAAAGAATAGGTTGAGTGACTGGGCTTGATCGATATACTCTTGCCTGTCTGCCGCATGCTGTACAAGCCATCGCTGGTCGATTTCCATAGATGTTTTAAACACATCTCTTTCCCAATCACCTAGCCATTCTAAATGTTGGACCGACCCGTCGTTGGCTATAATACTAGACCACACTTCATCAGCCCAACCCGCCGGATGAATCTCAGCATGTTTCTGTATGATTCTATCTAACCATTTATTTTTAGCTAACGAAGAGCCCGATAAAGTATCCTGCCTATAAGCATTGGCACGAAAAGGTTCAATAGAAGGACTAGTGTTGCCCATAATAATGGAAGAAGAAGCATTGGGAGCAATAGCCATAAGATGACTAAAGCGACGGCCAGTACCTTCTGCATCAGGGGCTTCGCCTCGTAAAGTACCCAGCTCCAGATTAGCTTCATCCAACTTACTCCTTATGTGATTAAATATTTGTTTATTACGTCCTACAGCCAGTGCCGATTCCCACGGTAAGCTATTTTTTTGCAAATAGGCGTGCCATCCAAGAGCGCCGATACCGATGCTTCTTTCACGCATGGCTGAGAATTTTGCACGTTGAATGGTGTCAGGCGCATTAGAAATAAAATACTGAAGAACATTATCAAGCATTTCTGCAATATCACGAAGGAAATTAGGATCTTTTCTCCATTCATCATAGTACTCCAAATTAACAGATGACAGGCAACAAACAGCAGTACGAGTCTTATCTGTAGCTAAAGTAATTTCAGAACATAGATTAGACTGCTTAATAGATAGACCAAGTTTCTTTTGAAAGTCTGGTAGTGCTTTATTAGATGCATCAATAAAATGAATGTAAGGTTCCCCTGTTTGCATTCTTAGTTCTAGGATACGTTGCCATAGTTCTTTAGCTGAAATAGTATCTCTTACTTGCTTGTCGTGAGGGTCAATCAACTCCCATGTATCATCAATGTCTGGATCAACCATAGCCTGTTCAATAAGGTGCATGAACTTATCGGTAATATTAATTCCGTGATGTAAATTCAAGGCTCTCATATTAGGATCACCGGTAGGTTTTCTCATTTCTAAAAATATGAGTACATCGGGGTGACTAATATCCAAGTATGCAGCATATGAACCCCGGCGTGTACGACCTTGTCTATACGCAAGTGAGGATGCATCATAAGTGCGAAGGTGAGGCATAATTCCTGTAGACTTATCATCAGCTGAACGAATACCAATCCCGATCCCTATTCCGCCCCCTAGCATGGAAAGCCAATTTACTTCGGAAAGGGTTTCAACTAATCCTTCTGCAGAATCATCCAGAAAAGGCAAGAAACAAGAGATAGGGAGACCACGAGCGGATCGCCCAAATGAAAGTATAGGAGTAGAGTAGCTAAGCCAATGCTTAGAGCTATAGTCGTAGAGTCGCTGGGCGTGCTCGGGGTTTGTCGAGAAGGTTTTTGATACATATGCAAATCTTTCTTGAGGTGATTGTTCGTCATCCCTCATGTAACTTTCTTTTAGTCGTTTCAGGCCTAGTTCATCAAACAAATTATCGCGCGAAAAATCTACCCTGACACCGTGAACGACATCTTTCATACTTACTCCTGGTTATTATTATTTTTGAACGAACTCTCGTACTAAAGGAAATACTTTGGATATGACTTCAGCGCATGCTTTAGCAATTTCACAATGCTCTTTTTGGGTTCCGTTTGCGGAACGTAGTTGTATATAGTGTATCCAAGACCTCATTGTCCCATTGACGTACAAGCGACTAGTTGTGTTTCCTTCCGGTAAAACGCACCTGGCTTGCTCCTTGGCAATACCCTTTTCTACTGCCCATGTGTAGGCATTTTTTGCCTCATCTATTACTCGTTTTTGCATCATTTCCCATTGGTAAGCTAAGACCCTGTGCTCATCATTACCGCTTGAATCTATCTCTATACTAGCTTGTCTATTTTTTGTGTCCTGTAACCGGCATTCTCTAAGTACAAAATCGAGCTCTTGAGTAGGGTCAGCATATCGTTGGCTGAACTCTTGGAAGGAGAAGGAGCGGTGTCGGAGTAGTTGTCTGGCAATGTCTCTTGTGGTGGTAATTTCGAGGCACATTGAGACCATTTCCAATGGGGACCAATGTTGGTGCTGTATAAGGTATCGGATGAGTCGTTCCGAGGTTTCCTTATTGGATTGATTGGTTGGATTGGAGACACGGGCACAGAATGCGATGAGTTCGGCCATGTTCTCGACAAAGTATACGTCTGGTTGGGAGTAAGAGATAATTTGTACATTAAAGTCCTTCACCAATGCATCCTCGGTTGTTAGTTGATCGTAGTACTCATTTTTAAGCCATGCAGCTGCTTGCTTATCACCTTCAGTCATTATATTCATATTCTTCATTCTTGATATTTGATATATTTTTTTCTAAGCGTTTAATTTCCAATACTGAATCAGCTTTACCTCTAATGAAGTCTGCTACGTCATCAATACTTTTGAAAAATTTAAACACCATGAATTTATCTAACAAATAGCATACTTTATACAACGGGGTTTCCATTATTTTCTCCATGCGGTTAGTCTAAGCTTTGCCTCTAGACCTTTAAATGAGTTCTCGGCAATTACTTTCTTAACATCAATACCTTCTAGCACCATATCATTAATATCTTTCAGCTGAACAGATTGAGGCCATATAACAACATTATAGCCTTTCTCAATCATATACTCCACCTTCTTAACAATCTCTTTATTTCTCGGTTCATTATCATAGCATACAGTTACATTTTTATTATCACCTAACACCTTGGTTAAATCTAAGTCTGACCCAGCCATGGCTAAACAATTATCTAAGAACAAAGAATCTATAGGACCTTCGGTCACGTAAACGTGTTTGCTTAGGTCTATAGTATCTAATCCAAATACTTTTGGAGCATCTGGATTGACCATTATAGTAATATATCTTAACCCGTCTTTACGGAATGATCTACCTTGAAACCCATACATCTTTTCTTCTTTATCTAAGAAAGGTATAATGAGTCTTGGTTCGTCATCCTCTGTATTAAACTTCTCCGGAATTATTGTATTAACCCAGCTTTTAAATTTAGGGCAATAGAATAACTTATAGTGTGTCTTAGGGGGTATTTTTCTTTTGTCTACGTACTTCTTAGCCGGATGATCCCACTTCAATTGACTGATTTTTTTCAATTGAGATAAGGGGGATTCAATGCGGTATAGAGGAGTATGTATCTTGGTGATGTCCACTTGAGATACCGGGGTCTCTCTGGTCTTCTCCAGGAAATTCTCTTGTACGTACTCCTTATAGAGACCTTGATCAAGATACTTAATAAAGTTACCTAACTGCATCGATGCATGGCAGTTATGGCAATAAAATATGATCTTGTCTTGCTTCTCGAGCAAGTAGCCACGCGTCTTGTATTTGTTCTTTTGGGAGTCACCGCAGATAGGACATCTGAAGGTGTACGCTTTTGGATTCTTACGGGAGAACCGTTCCAATCGCGAAGACAATAACCCCACATACTTATGATCAATAAAAAGCATTATATTATTCCATGAACCCGACAATACGATTATATATTAGTCGGGTCTGGAAATCAACTGGACATGTTAGAAAAACCTATCTAGTTTAATGTGAGCAAGAACGTATCCAATAACGACAGCAGCTCCTAGAAGCATCCACCGCCATTGTTCAACAATCTGAATACGTTTATCCATACCCGTCATTTTATTCATGAGGGCGTCATGCTGCTCTTTTTGCTCCTTACGTATTTCTCTTACGTCAGAGGCTATGTTTTTGACTTCGTTTTCCAAAACGGCTATTCTTTCGCCTGTTTCAAAAGTTTCCATATTGCCCCCTTATAATGCTGGCTGCTCTTCCTGGGGAGGAGCTTTCAGAATTGGTTTAGGGGCAGCTGCTACAGGAACAGGTGCTACAGGAACAGGTGCTGTAGCAACAGGGGCAGGTCTAGGAGCAATAGGGTTCATTGAGGGTACTGCTGATGGCGTGGGTGCACCTGGTAAAGCAGCTCCTCCATTGTTAGCTCCTGCTAATTTTTCTTGTGTACGACCAAGTGCGGCGATACCAAGCACAGCGCCCATTGCAATATGGAACAATCCCGCACCTTGTAGGGTGAGAGGATTCCATTGTGTAATAGGTACGTGAGCAAGCGTTTGTAGCAAGCTCCATAAAATAGGAAATACTACGAAGTCAGTAATACAAGTTACCATGTACATCCAACCCATCATTGGACGCCATTTACTGTTCATCCAATCTTCTTTTTTCTTTTCACTGTCGCTCATGCTCTTATATTCTTCGGCAGTGGTCATTTCCATTCCTTATGCTAATGCTTGTACAGCTTGTTTAATACCTATAAGAATTTTTTGATGTTCAATGTTTTCTTCTAGTTCCAATACATCTTTGGAAATTTGAGCTTGTTGTTCTGCGTCAGCAGCTAGAGAATAAAACTCTTCTAAGGTAATTTCTTTATTGTCTAGTAGGTTTTTCAACTCCACTGATCTTTGTACGAAGTCATGTACTGTCATCTTTGTCTCCTGGCTATAGCTTTTTGAATTTGTTCTGCGGAATCAGAAATAGATTGAAGTTTTAGTTCACAATATGTTTTACTAACCTCAACATCACTATTGTAACGTTTGTATAGATCTATTGTCTGGGCATGTAATATAGTATTTAGTTTTGCAGATTTCTCATTATTAGGTATATGGGAGCTGAAGTTCTCTAGTTCAGCTGACCATTGATATAGGTTTATTGCTACTGGTTTTATTTCAGCTGGTATAGTACAATTGGGTTTAGCTAGCCTAGCATGTACATTAATTTTGTTAACCAATGCATGTTCATTAGTATCATATCCAGCAAGCATGTAGGAATCATAGAGCTCACCTACAAAGGCGCAACCTGATAGTGATAATGCTAATAATAAAGCTATAACATTTTTCATCAGCAGTTCCACTTTCTCAATGATTTATTAATTCTTGAATCTGGATCTCTGGCAGTTTTTGCCGAGGTTAATTTCTTTTTCATACCACTCATTCTTGCACAGAATGATTTACGACGGTTAGCAGCTTTAGAATCTTTTTTAAGTTTAGATGGTTTGGTAGTGACTGCCATAGATAATTTTGAACCTGGATTCTCACGTCTATAAGACATAATACCTTTGCGGTTCAAACCGCCTTCTGGATTTTTTCCTTCTTTACGCTGCCATGCAGCAGACTCATCTAAGTCTTCTTTATGCATATTAAGATACCAATGGGCTAGTTGCTTACTTCTTTTGGATGCAGTATCAGACGATCTAATTTTTCTAAGTTCTGCTTTTGATTTTCCCTTCAGTCCATGGCGCGCCATATCGCCCTTGTCCTGTGGATTCTTTCCATCCATAAAGTTTTCTTTTACGGAAGTCTTTTGAGCATCTTTAAAATTTTGTTTAGTAGGAGCACCTTCAGAACCAGGTGCGCGCATTTTTTCACCAGAACCAGATGCTATTCTTTTTCGTTTAGCATGGATATTATCCCATAGTCCGTTCTTTTTTTCATCGAGAAATTGTTTGAATGTTATCATTTTACACTCTCAAAAATTTTCTTTTGCTCTTTATACCACTCTTGAAAGCCTATTAACTGTTCTCTTACTTGGTAATAGGTTCCGTAGTTTTCGGTGACAGTTCTGACGAGCTCACTGGCTTTAACATCGGAGGCTCCTTCATTAGTCGCTCCGGTACTTCCGGCCACTTCATTACGACTGGCACTGTCGTGGAGCACGATAGCAGCATTAGACAAGGTACACTTATCATCATACTTCGTAACAATCCTGTCCACATACTGTATGTTTGCATTTGTTGTCTCCTTAACTACTTTTATTCTTTCAACTATTTTAGTTTGTATTTTAACGTTAGTTTCCTTTGACTGTTCTTCAGCCACAGCAACCTTTTCTTCTACTTCTTTTACCTTAGCTTCCCACTCGGCGTTCACACCGACACCTCCTTCAAGCCAAATCCCACATAGTAAGACTATGAAAGAAAATATCTTGATAGGAAGTGTATAAGCAGCAATAAAGCGAAAAGAACCAAAAAGGCTCGTGAGAAATACACCTAGTGCTCCTAAAGCAACAATTAAATGTATAATGTATTCGGGCAGGAAACTAATTAACCACATTGAATTTTCTCTTTAACATTTTTGAAATAACAGGGGACTTCTTTTTCGTAACACCTGGTTCACCTTGAGGACCAACACCGGCACCAGCCACGTTACCACCACCTACTACATTGGCAATCTCTTCAGTTATTTCTTTTTCATATTCACTAAAAAATAACTCAAGAGATTCTTCGTCAAACGTTTGTAAATCTTTATGCTCTTTCATAAGCAAAGCTGCAGCAGCAATTGTACCCAGCTTAGATTTACCACCTGGTACTTTAGCTAAAAGTTTTTTAAGATTAGCTGTTACTATATCAAAATACCCCCATGCAGATCTTTCCTCATCAGTACTAAGAGTTTTTCTTTTACGTAATACCTTACCTTCATCATCAATGATGCCAAGCTTATACGCCTTCCATTCATCAAAAGGTGTAATCAGTCTTTTTACAAACTGATAGGTAGTAAATAAATCAACTGGCTGGGCCATTTTGTATATCTCTTAAAACGTTAACTATGTTAGGATCCATGATAATATCTGTCGTTAAAACAGTCTTACCTTCTATACCAATATTAACCACCCGTTCGGGGAGGTAGTTCAAGAATACTAAAAAAGGTTTCAAACAATGATAGAAACCTTTTAATTTAAAAAATAATAAACGTGTTGCTGCTTCCACGCCAAACAAATTATACAAAATAATAATATGATTTAAAATCAGTCGTTCTTTTAATTCCCCTGACTCTTCATATCTACTAAACAGCCTCTTTATGTATTTGAATCTGTTTAAATCTTCGTAAAATTCTAACGTATCAAAGCAAGCCGGATTATCATAATACTTTGCAGCATATAATAAAAAGTTTGTTTCATCCAATTTTTCATTATGCATATTTAACCAATAATTATCCTATAATTCTATAGTATCCACCATCGCACACCCATGTGCGAACAGCTCCTGCTGCTGACATACTGTACTCTATAACAAACGAACCAGTACTTACATCCTCTATACGATTGGTTGCATCACTACTTCCTACAATTAGGATCTTGCCACCAGGGGCAATGTTTTTAACAGTATAGGATTTGCCGTTAGCTGCAGTTGATGGTAAAGTAATTGTAATGTTAGCACCAGCAGCACTCGGGCTGCAGAATATAATATCATTAGTAGAATTAGCGGTATAGGTGGTGGTGTTAACTGTTATAATATCTCTTAAAGATAAGGCAGCTACTGCTTGCTCACCCTTAGACCCAGTATCGCCTTTAGCTCCAGTGTCACCTAACGATCCTTTATCACCTTTAGCCCCGGTCGATCCCGTAGTACCTATTTCACCTTTGGCACCCTTAACCCCACTAACGTAAGCATTAGAGGTAGCATCAGAAGAGGTAAATGTTAGAGTATTATTTGCATCGGTATAAATGATACCGGAAAATACTTCACCCTTTTGACCCTTAGTTCCAGCTGAACCAGCAGAGCCTTGAGCGCCTGCGGCACCCTTATCTCCTACTTCACCCTTACTACCTGTATCACCCTTACTACCAGCGGCACCAGCCGCGCCTTTTTCTCCTTTGTTAACCAAGCCAACAAAATATGTTGCCATATTATTGGCTGTTATTTTCTTCGTCTCGCTTGCAGAGACGTCTACAATGATGAAGAGGTCACCGTTAGCCACACTATTAGAAGCTAGTGCAGCTAATTCGGTAACTTTTCTAGCGCGATCTTGTGCCATATTTAATTTTAACTATCTGGTAGGATTGTATCGTCGGAAGCATCACTAGTCATAGATCCCATAGCAACTAATGTTTCGTAGTGTACGCGACCAGCTCGACCACCAGTACCTTCTCTACGAATTACCCAACCGGCGTGAGTTAGTGATGAACGTCCACCAACAGTAACGTTTGCAGTAGCTGTTTGACCAGTGAATGTGTGACCGGCTTGAGCTCCTGCAGGTACGGCGGTCAAGTCAATTGCAGAACCTGTGGCAGTTAATGATAGTTGGAATGCTGTTGTGTTAGCACCGATAACGTAATACGTTGCGTTATTAGTTAATCCAGTAACAGCTGTGTTACCTGCAGCAACCAAATATCTTACTAAGTCACCGTTTGCAAAGAATGCACCGTTTGAACCTAAAGTAATATAATCTGTGGTGATATTAACACTAGTTGAATTACCAGCAAAAGCAAGCGCTGATGGTGCAGCAATAGCGATTGTAGGTGGTACTTTATATCCTGAACCAGCTGTAGAAATGTTAATAGCAGAAATTCTACCAGTAGCATTGGAGGTAGCGTTAGCAACAGCGGAAGTACCGCCGTTAACTGCAGTAATTGTAACCGCAGCATTAGCACTATAACCAGAACCGGTAAAGGTAATAAAACCATCAACTACAGGGCCCCCTGTAATTCCAATTTCTGTACCATCTACACCGTACATACCGATTGTTTCTCCGGTACCATAACCATTAGCGGTCGTGTTACCGAACATTAAGTTTGCATTAGTTCTAGTAGGTGCTTTGGCGTGACTTGAAGGTCCCCATAGTACGCTATTAGAAGCAATGTCTGTTTTACCCCATTGACTCATTTTTAACTCCTTTGTTAAAGTATATGTTATTTATTGTTTCTTTTTGCAGCAAGCATATCACGTAAAAAAGCCGACGATTTTTTAACTATAGTAAAATTATCACTAGAACTCTCTTCAACTGTCTCTGTTTCAATGACAGGATTATGTACTATACCACCCTCTCTTGCAGTTTGTAAGTTAGTTCTAGAAGCATTTTGTCTTTGCAATGCTTGTTCGTTCGGATTTTTTAAGATCAGTGGCATTATTTGCCTCCAGACACCATTTTATGTACTTGCATGAAATTATCATGTGACTTAGCAATATGTGCATGAAGCTCGTTTCTTGTTTCTGGCTTTACTTTAGATAATGCATCTAATACGGACTTAGCATGTTCCGATTTAACAAAATGAGTTCCTTTGTCAAACTTAACATCTGCACCACCTTTAGTCTTAAAACCTTCTTTACCCTTCACCTCGTGATGGGCGGCATCTTTAGCTTTTGAAAGTTGTACGTGAATATGCTGGTCTGGCTCTTTACCGGAATCCTGGCCACCGTACTCATGTTCTTCGTCATCGCTTGATTTAGCTTTACCACCTTTTGACCATTTAGGGTCAGTTGGGTTTTTACGAGGGCGTCCGCGACCCTCATCTAAATCATCCATAAATTGATTAAATGTTTTTTTCATATTACTCTCGTCAAAATGTTTATAGTCTACTGTAGTCTTATCGCTGTTTGCTCCATGAGATACTAAATGTACTTTGTCACCTTCTCTTGTTGCATGTACCATACGACCAGTTTCATCTTTAAAATGTGTCTTGGAATGTTCCCCTGATGGACGTAGGCGCTTAATAGCAGCTTGATGTTCTGGGTGTAACGGATAAGAGGTATCAGCACCCTTATGAACGGTAATCATTTTACCCCAACTATAGTTAGCCTTTTTAACTGTAACTGCTTCTTCAATCTGTTCAACTTCTTCCATGTTATTCTGAGCTTTAAAGTCATCTACTTTTTTCTGGGATTTTAACTTTTGTAATCTGGCTTTATTAAGGCTATCCATATCTTTCTCAAAATAAGTAGAAGATTCATTCATGCCTTTTTTGGCAGATAAGAAAGCAGCTATTCCCATAACACGTTTTTTCTCTTTAGACTTACCTTTGAATTGAGGTGCATCAGATTTTTCAAAATCTTTAATATATTTACCGGCACCCATTGACGGTTTCAATTTTTCATCTACTTGTTCTTTTTCTTCTTTATGCACAGTTGCACCTTTAATTTTCTTTGCTACATTGGTAGCATGGGATTGAGAACCGAAAGACTTCCACTTTTTGCCATTAATATGTACGGCATGTGGTTCATCTTTTACCATAGGCTTAGAACGTCTATCTACAGGATCTGGAACATGATATTCATCATCTTCTCGTTCACGTTTTGCAAATCCAGTTCTATTATCATCATAACGGGTTCTGTGACCTTCAGTTAAGCCTTTAAACTTATTCCAATCAGATGCATCAGTAGATACTACATGGTTAAGAGGTACTACATGACCTAACTTGGAGGTAGTGTGAATCTTAGTACCAGCACCTCCGCCAGTTTTATGAGATACCTTACTCATGTAATGTTTGCCCTCATGCTTGTAGATAACAGTACCACCATTTGCTATATCGTCTTCAGCATAACCCTCTTGTACAGCTTCTTCATTGACTTCACTTTGCATGTAATCAGCAACAGTACTGATATAGTCCGCAGCTAGAGTAATCTTACTTTGCACCCATTCAGCTATGTTGGTGTCAGGTTTGAGCATATCGTGAACTTGCTTTGCATTAGCAAGGATACTACGTAGCTGACCACGGGCCATATCGCCTTCGTAATCATATTCGGTCTTTTCCTTTGCTTCTCCAATCACAGTCTCTTCAGACATCTGTTTGTGTTTAGCAAGCAACTCTCTATTCTTAGCATAATCAGCTGTCTTCATAGCAAACTTGGCAGTACGAGCATTGTCTAGATGATAGGTTTTTTTCTTATCGTCACCGCGCTCGGCCGCTGCAATAGCTTTATCCATATGGTACTTAAATGTACCTTCGTCTAACTCTTCATCTTCTTTCAATGCTTTACGCTTGGCCAACTCTTTAGCTACTTTTTTCAATTGAGCTGCAAACACAGGAGATGCACCAGTTTGATCTTTATGACTGTCCCAGTGCTTCTTCAGCTTTTCTGTAGACATTTTAGAAAGATCCTCATCCAACTCTACTTCTTCTCTATTGAGATTCTTCTTAATATCTGCGGTTGTTTTTTCTATCTGCTTACCGGTAGCCTTCATAATATTTGCCCAACGGTTAGTAGATTGTCTGTACTGACCTTTAGATGCAAGATCATCTGCAGACTTCTTAGCCTTCGCTTTATAGCGATCTAGCAGGTTTGCGCTAACTTCGTTGATATTTTTACTCATGTTACTTCTTCTTATGGTTACCGTGAGACTCTTGTACTAAGATTTCAAGATTTTGTACTGGTACTTTTTTCTCAATACCATGCTCAAACATAACATCATACCATGCAATGTTTCCATCTGCATCAGGGGTAGCATGTTGAGTAGATAATGTCTTACCTTCACCAAGCTTAGAATGCTTGACGTGTACTGCACACATATGTTGTCCGGGTGTATCTCTATTAGCTTCTTCAACTGGTTGAGATGCTTCTTTATTTACGTTTTTCTTCTTAAGTAACTTAAAATCGTGTGCATCTACTTTGCCATTTTTATTGGCATCAATCTTATGTTGATTACCAACTAAAGCCTCAGAAACAGCTTTAGTGACTGGTTTAAAGTCACCATACTTTTTCTTTTCTGCATCAGCTAGTTTTTGCTGACCAACTTTACGTTGATCAATGGATTTAGTTACTACCTCTTGAATAGCTTTTAAAACACTATCACTTACTTTGTCTCTTAATTGCATTTTTTTGCTCCTTGGTTAATCGTTATCAATAATCTTAAGTTTACGCTGAATCTTTATGCCTCTAGAAAGTCTAAATTTATCGTTATCACTATCTCTATCTGGTGGCTCTTTTGTCGGGTCGTATGGCTTACTAGCAAAACGTTTTGTCTTTTCCATTTCAAATCGATCCGCCTCGACTGGTTCACTACCTTTAGGGTCCAATAGCTTTCTAATTGCATTAACATGGTCATCTAAGTAGCCATGCTCTTTTTCTAAATTTAATTTTTTAGCAAATCCTTTGACATTTTGCGCAAGCTTTTCCGCTTCAGTAACATCTGCATCGGTAGCACGTTGCTTACCCTTAACTGATTTATGAATACCAAATAGCTTATCCTGATCGATCATAGCGCGCTCAGCCATTGCAGTATCTACATCTTTTGGTAGATTTTGGGCATAGAGTTTTTGAGCTTGAGGTTCCATTTCAAAGTGTTGAGTTTTGTAGCTACCGGTAGATACTTGATCTCTAAAGTCTTTCTCAACATAAGTTTTATCTTTATGTGACTTTGCTTCTAAAATTTTTCTGATAGCGTGTTCCATAGATGTAACAACCCGGCTACCGGTTCTACCATTTAGTACTTCTCTAATTATTTTCTCTACTGGTTTATACATTATCTTACACCTTGTACCGTTGACTTGATCATCCAAGCAAGCTTTTTATGCGCATCATACCTGTCTTGTAAGAAGTTTGAAAGCCCTATCTCATCAGCTGCCTCAGCAAGTGAGTATGTCTTTTTAATTTCTGCTAGCATTTTATCGTTGTCGGCTAATATAACTCTAAACATTTCTAAGGGTTCTAATATTCTTTCTTCGTCTTGAATAAAAGATAATTCCTTCATTCTACCAACGGAGCCCGGGGCATAAGCATCTAGTGCTCTTATTTCTTCAGCAATAGGATCTAATACACCATACAACTCCGAATAAATTTTTTCTAAGAAAGTATGGTATTGATAAAAATCAGGGCCTTTAATATTCCAATGAAAGCCGTGTACCTTAAGATACAGGGAAAAGGATCCCCCAAGTAGCACCTTCATTTGTTCAACCAACTTATTCATTATCACTGCCTTTAATTTGTTTTAATGCATCTTCAAAGTTTTCATTTACTAAAGATTTTTTTTGTTTTAATTCTTGAGTAATCGCTTTAGCTGAAGTCGAATCCCCTCTACGTAAAGCCATTGCTATTTTTCTATGAATAGAAGCAAGCATGGGTTTACCTTGCTGTTGTAGTTTAGTTGCAGCAGCTTCATGGGAGGAAGGATCAGCTGCTTCTTTTACAGTCTTTTTACCAACAGGGGAGACTTTATGTACTACCATTTTTTTGAATCCCTTCATATCGTAATACTTACGAGCTCTCTCAGCAGCAGCTTCATCCGAGTCAGCTTGCACGTTTAGGTCTTTAACTATACGGGCCTGTATTCCTGGATTCAAAGGATCATGCATATGCATAGTTACTGTATGAGTATGTTTAGCTACTTCTACAGGCTGATGCTCCATTTTTTTAGCTTTTAAATTAACCTTCTCGGCTAAGTCACTATCTTCATTATGAAATGTATCGCCTCTGTTTAGAAAAGAATTAACTCTATTAAAACCAGCTTGCTGTGGTGTAATAGAAGTATCACCGCTTAACTTCCATTCATCTACTCCACGCTTATAAACCTCTGCAATAATATGAAAAGACATATTTGACTTTTCTGCTTTTTTATCCAGAGATTTTTGTTCTTGTTCTGTTAAAGAATTGTTAACAAGTGTGTCATAGACCTTACCAACAAATGCTAGTAATTTTTTCTCTTGTAAGTCTTCTCCTGTTTCGTGATTATAGGAGAAGGACATAAAGTTACCAATTTTTTGAGCTGGTGCCTTTTTATGCATTCTATGGAACTGTAGACGCTTCATCTCTGCTTGTCTAATTTTAGGAACTAGACGTAGTGCCATCTTTTTAATATTTTTTACTTTTGGATCAATTAACCTATCTACATTCACCTTGTCGGAAGGTGACATACGCTGGTATTGCGCACCTCGTTGACCGGCAAACCTAACACGAAGCACACTCTTAGCTTTCTTAGCTGCTCTTCGTTCTAACGACTGTTGGGAGGCCATTCTATTGGATGCAAATTTTCTTGCACGAGTAAGTCTAGATTTTAGTCTTCTCATCTGCATGGCTCTTTGACGACGCTGAACTAACGTTAGAACGCGCTCAAATAACTCATCAGCTGATTCTTTAATAGATTGAACATGGTGCATGATTTCATCTGCATGTGGGTGAAGAGCTTTTGGAAGTCCAGATTTAAACTCTTTTTTATTACCAGCTCTTGCATGTTCGCGCATCTTAGTACCAGACATACCCTCTGCGCCTTCAGCATCAGGGTCTCTGTGACCGGCTGATACTACTTTGATAGATTTAAAATTATAATGACCGTGTTTACCCTCAACATTATTATATTTCTCAAGTTTTTCTTTATACTCATCTACACGATCAGAGCCTGCTACAACTACCAAGTGCTTATGGCCTTGGGCGTGTAATTTGGCTACGGCATGAAAAATAGATGGTTCAGCTTTAGAGGATCCAGAGACACTCACGCCTGTTCCCCCAACCTTTTTAAGGTATTCTATTTTTTTCTTTTGTGGGAGTGGGTCTTTTGATGTACCTTCTGAATGACTGGCTACTATATGGGCCTGACCGCCATGTTCTTTAGCAACATCTTTTACTTTATTAATAAGCTTCTCATGGCCGATTGTTGGAGGGTTATATCTTCCAAAAGCCATAACAGCTGTAGATTCTTTTGATTCTGACATAGTCCTAGAACCTGATCCATCATCCATTTTTGGATTAATATCGATTGGATTTGGCTTTTACCGGTCACAGTCTTGCCACTGCCCTTCTTGGCAAGTTTATCTGTTATTTTATTAGAGACGCCAGATATCGTCGATTTTGGTGATTGCTGGATAACTGCGTTATCAGCATTCGAATTAGAAGCCATATGTTTTTTCCTTAGATCAGGTTTACCTAAGCCTAACTGACCTTTTATTTATAATTTACTTAAATACTACTATCTTTCTCTTGATAAGAAGTTAGCTCTACTGAATTCTGCTCTATCTACGAATTTTGTTGGTCGACCACCTCGCACAGCTACAAATCCTTCCGGTTTTGTCTTTTGACCGGCAATAGAGTGTTCATATGTTGGACTATCTGCCATAGCATGTGTCAGCACATCTTTTGCCTTTTGAAGGTGGTGATGCATTTTAAGAACGCTGGATATATGGCTTTTATCTTGATCTATGCTGGATAGATGTTGGTTCATGGCTTGTGTTTTCTGCTCAATACCTTTAGCAGATTTCATCTTCCCCACTTCCTTTACCATCTTATTTTTGACGTGCTCTTTGAAGCCTTGATGAGTAGGAGTAGATCCATCTTTAACAGTAGCGTTAATATAAGTCTTTAAATGATCAGCATGATGTTGACCTGCATCAAAAGTTTCATCTGGTGCTTTATTAAACTCTTTAGTTGCTGCACCAATGTGCTTCTTATACTCATCCTCTTGTTCTGGAGTAAATTTAGTCTTCTTAAAATTCTGATGAATAGGTAGCATATGGACATCGTCATGCTCCTTAAACCCTTCTTCTTTAGGGTTCATATTGTAGTTTGCTTTCATACTTTCTAAAGTCTTACCTTTGTAAGATGTATGAACTGCTACACCAATTTTTGCTTTTTCTATTTTTTTACCTTCCTCCGAATTCTTTGGAGTAGAGTAAGTAATGGTATTAGGTTTAAAATGATATTTGTTACCTTTATCTTCAACCTCGTGTTTAGAATACATTAGGTCACCTTGATATACGCCTTGCTTTGGAGCGGTCTTTTTCAGATGTACCAATGCTTCTCTTAGTTTGGCAACAAGTCCAGGCGCATGTCCATGATTTTTTTCAATGTCTTCATTAGTATAATTAATCTTAGGATCTTTATTAAATATAGATTTAGTAGATACAAAGAACTTACCGGTCTCAGGATGATGTCCGAAAACAATTGAAGGAGAACCATCATACTTAACAGACACAGATGTCTTGTTGTGCTTGCCTTTAAGTAACCCGTGAACGTCTTCTAGGTTATGGAATGCATGGGCATACCCCTTTTTACCAGCATTCATCACATGGTCTTCTAGATGCTCTAGGTGGGTAAGTTTACTTTCGTCAGAGACAGCTTCAGTAATAAATGTTAGATAATTCATTTTCGTATCTTTATCTTAGTGTCGTTAGGATATTCGCCTGCTTTTGAGTTACGCAATTCTACCAAATACTTATCCCCGGCTTGAGAATGACATTCTATAGAAATTTGTTTGGATTGTAAGGTTGGATATTTAATATTATCAATTATTATGCCTTTAGTAAGTTTATCTAATTTAGCCCTATCCAACCAAAATACCTTCCAACCGTTAGTCTCTTTCTTTACATAGAAATAATTCATACCCCAGGCACGTTCAAAAATAGCTTTAAGTTTATTAGTATCTGGACGCTTAACTGCTATTTTCTTTCTTACCTTTTTAACGTTATTACGTAAATCAAAGCCTGCCTGTACTTGATTTAAATCGGCTCCAAAGGCATCTAAGAACTCAGCACCTGCTGAGTTTGGAACTATATCTCCATCATTAAATAAACTAGCGGCACCGGAATAAGAGCTAAATGTATATCCGTTTACATCTTTAAGAGAGATGAACCAATCTTTACCTGTAGAATCTGTAAGTACTATATCACCAATAATAGCACCTAGTTTTTCAATGGGTATACCTTCTTTTTTAGTAGAGCCGGTGCGCTGTTTAATGGATACTATATCTACCTTATCAAATGCTTTATTTTTACTAAGCTCCCCTATCAGTATTTTCATATCTGCAGATGCATTCTTAGGCAACTTAAATGCACTTGCAAGATTAGTAACAGTAGCCTTTTCAAAATTCTCACCTTTGTTAGCGCCTCTGGCTATTACTAGGTCTATTTTATTATCAAATAGAGAAAACTCAACACTAGGAAATTTTGAACTGTTAGGAGAGAGGCTATTAGATTTTATAGATTTAAATTCTTTTATCTTTTTTAAATCTCCGGGTACCCCGGCAATTGCATTATCAGACGTATCTTTTTGAGTATTAATAAGCTGTAATCTAAATTCACGGTCATAACCGCCGGCTCTGGGTTTGCCACCAGCCGGTAGTTTAGGTGCTATTTGATAGTTGTATTTTTTAAGTAAGGTGTTAAGCTGAATACCTAGTGTCTTGTAATCAGCCACAGATAGTGCTTGGGCCATAATTTCTCCTGTATGGTATTTAGGAGAAAAAAAATCCCGCCGAAGCGGGATAAATTAGACTTCAATAATTTTAGCGTAATACGGATGATCTTTTTGAGACTTTCTCTCATAATTAACATACCCGCGAGGATTACATACCACTGTAGTTTCCCCTACTTTATATTCAAACTCATCGTGGGTATGTCCATGAGTCCATACTTTAATCTGAGGGTGGTCAATAATGAATGAGGTAAGGTCAGAAGAATACCCTCCATTCATTAACACATCATCCTGATATTGAGGTTTAGTAGATTGCTTAGAAGGTGCATGATGTCCAACCACTACAAACTTCTGATCAAATTTACCTTCAATCATTAATCGAATAAATTCAATCATTGCTTTGTGATCATCAACCGCATCTTCAGTAGTGAAGGCTTTAGACCGCTCAACAAACTTAAATCCACTCTCCTTAGCTTTCCTATAACCATCTTCCTCAGTATAAAGGATTGTACCATCTTCATCTCTCTCATACTCTGGTACACGTATCTGTTTGGTACCATTACCAACAATTCGGAAATCGTTCATACAACCTGAAACATGACGATGGGTGGAGATATCGCCTCCGTTCATATCAGTCCAGAGCGTGCCTCCAATGAATGTTACATCTTCCACTTGAAGTAACTCTTTATCCAAAAGATGCACATTAGGTAGATTAACTAAAGCTTGTTTGATCCATTTAGCCGAATGCTGGTAGTCACCGTTATAGTGCTCATGGTTACCCATTACATACACTACGGTTTTATACTTGGCGGCGGCGTTGCTGAAAAACTCCAAATACCTTTCACCACGATGAGTAAAAGCAGATTGAGTTTCTGTATCGAAATCAACAGCTGTACAAATATCACCAGACAAAATTAGTACGTCAGCCTCTGGCTGATCGTCAAAGTCAAGCATACCAAATTCTAAATGTACATCTGACATTAATGCGAGTTTCATAATATCCTTTCTTAAGTCCAAAGACTGTTTCTTACTTTAATGAGACGGATTAACATCTCATCGTCTTCTTTTGCGTACGCTTTCTCAATCTTAGTAGTAAGTTTAAGCGCCTTATCAGCCATTTTTTTCATCTCGAGAGTTTTATCAGCACCCAAACTTGCCCAAAGGCTTCCACCGTTAGCCTTACGGCTTAATTCACAGTACTCACTCCAGCCACTAGCATCATGGGGGTCAGGACGGTTAGGGTAAACTTCAGTCCACCACTTATACAGGTCCAATATCTCCTGTGCTGCAATTGCCTGCTCAGTAGGTTTGCCAAAATTAGGGTCATCTTTGTTAGTATACTGCTCATCTCTTACAAGACTAGCTTGCCATGCAAGATTGGCAAGCCCGCACTCCTTACTACGCCATATACGCCAGCGAAACCAACCACTAGCATACCACGGTGCTTGGAATTTTTTTCGTGCTTCCGTATCCCATGCAATATGCCACCAGGCTAGTTCTACTTCAACAAACTCCACCAGCTCATTAAACAAGCATGGAAGAAACCTATTACCCACGTCACACCAACTACCAGGGCTGATATCGCGAGCATGGGCAGTAAGAGCATGAGTACGAGTAACCCATCGATTATTAATATAATATTTTGCTGCATAAATTTTATCTGGTACATAGTAAATAAATTTCTGAATAAAGTCTAGACCCTCTTCAGCCAACCACCAGCGAACGGGGTAGGACTTTTTAGCTCTAGTCTCCCATTCATCCCATTGCTCAGCCGTACCACTTTTGAGTTTAGTAGTACCACGAAGCCAATCGGCAAACTTACTGCATGTCCAATAGTTACTTCTCATTATCCATATACTCCAATGCTTTAACTATCATTGCCACAATCACAAAAGCTATTCCAATAAAAACTAGCCCCTCGATTATGAAATTCATGTAGTTACTCCTTGTTGTTAGCGTCCAGTGAATGGAGACCGGAGAATAAAAACAGTAGACCTGTCATTATTACAACACTCCATTGGGCGAAGGTAAATCCATCACCAAGAAAAGCTATAAACATCAGTAACAACCCTATTGTTACTCTTCCCATACCAATCATGTTTTTGACCTTATTTTATCTAGCACTTCATTAGCAAGCGTGAAGTCATTTTTTTTATCTATCTTCTTATCAATGAGATCATACTTATGGCACAATAACAGCTCCATACAATACTGTTTATCATCATCTTCAAGAGTGTTGTACCATCTAGGAAAATCATCTTTAGATAATGAAAGAACAAAACTTAAATTATCAATATCTCTCTTGCGCATGGTAAGTCTCCTTATGCTTTGCTTTTCGGGAATACCTCACCTTAGACTGCTCTGCTCTCGCCTGAAAAGGAAGGTTCCTATCAAACAAGACACGGTGAACACGCGTCTTACTTATTAATTTGATTTTGATTTTCATGATAATATTTAGTACTCAACGAATGTTATATTCATTATAGAGTATTTACGAAATTAAATCAACTACTTTTTATCATAAAAAACCCATGTCGCGACATGGGTTTAGAGGAGCAGTTCTACTTACTTCCTGTCATTACCAGAAACAAATTCATTGAGAAGCTGGGCTTCAGTAATGACGTCTTGGGCGTTGGGGAACTTTTTCTCTTTGATGAACTGTTTTAGAAGGTCAGGATCATCCAATGCCTTCTTTGCTTCTAGTTCGGTGTAGTACTCTTGGGAGAGTCTGTCGCGGGCCATGTTTAACAGCTCGGTGCGAATTTCAAATGGTGTCTTTGTCATGTTATTTCCTTTATGTGTGTTGTGTGAATACCTATTAACAGGCTATCAATTACTCAATTAGCCTCTTTATAGGTATTTTATGTAGCTTTGTATTCCCTTGAGCGATAGTATCTCCACATCTTCACATAATGGGCAAATCGAATAGGTTCATGAATGGGGTGTGGTAGGGTTCCCATTACGCGCTCCATATCAATTAAAATAACATTTAAATCGTCATCCGTCATTACTTAACCACTACATACGTTGAATCTTGTGGTAGATCAGCTACGTTAACGGTATACGTATTCTGTACAGGAAATGTTGGGTTGTATTCGTAGTAGTAGCTCTTTGTATTGTCTAATTCCATGCTCGAACCATCATCATAAAAAAATACAGTTTTAACTAGTTGTTTCATAATTACTCCAAATATTTTTGTTTGATTGCGTCTTGAATTCGTTCTTGTGGAAAAGTTTCTGCCCCATACGACTTTACAATCTCAATACAATCCAAGGCTGTTTGTTGAATTGCATTGTTGATTTCATCAACAGCTTCTTCTGAGTTCATCCATCTACCAGATGTGTCCAATCCTTGTAGATCGGCAATTTGACGTTTGCGCCATCCAACGGCTGTCATATCAATTCTCCCCTATTCTAAAATTACGCTCGGTCATTTCCGGAGACGGAAATTTCCAATTCTTATGTACACTGGTAACAGGAATATCTATCCAATGTTGAATAGATAGAAACACACCGCCTAACTCACCAAATGTAGCCCCGTGCCAGTCGGTAGGCAGTACTCTGAAAAAAAGACCGGTTCGGTTGCATTGACCGTCTTTTTTTTGGCGAACGGTTCTTAATCTGGTTAGTTTGGTACCATTGTGTCTAAACTCAATTTGTCCCCCCACATACACCTCAAAACTATCTACACTAGGATGTACGTGATCTGCAATTTCGGTAAACGGCATTGCGGTAATCATTTGTACCTGAAACTGACCTTCCCTGTACAGTGTGGTAGTTATAACACTCCTGTCGTGATAGAGAAGATCCTCAGTAAAGGGGGCCCGAAACGGGCGTTTACTCAACCATCTATCCTTGAACCTCTCCAACTCATCTACCATATCAAACAATACGTCCAAGGTGCCTGTGGATTAACCCATCCAGTTCATCCTGATATTCTTTCCCTTGTCTACGCTTCTCAAAGATAGTATTTAACAATGTAATACTGACACCATCAAACCCTATCAACCCTCTTTGCTCAAGGGCATCAATTAGATCATCGGTATCAATTTCATTTAGATCTATCTCGACATAGGGCATTTTAATCTCCTGACTTATGTTTAAGGGTCATCATAAAGAGAAGGGTAAGGAGAAAGGTCCACGTTGACCAATCGTACTCCTGTACCAGATAGGCAGTTCCTGCCACAAGGGTTAGGTTGTATATTATGAGAAAGATACTTACAACCATCCTACTTAGTTCACTTACCACTTTCTTCTACCTTTTTTTCTATTTTGGGAGGGGATTGGGGTAGGTAGGGATCAATGACATAGTAATTGGCGCCCCACCATCCAATGGCTGACAAAAAGCCAATACCAATATAGGCGAACGCGATCATAGTCCAAAGTGTTTCTGAATGGCGTGAGAACATAATACGCGCTGATACTTGGCCGCCGATGAAGGTCCTTCGTCACTGAACTTCAGATTCTCACAAATATCCATACACTTCATAATGACTAATTTAATAAGTTCCATACCCTCATCTTTTATAGAGCCGGTTACAATATCCTCGGCCTGCTCTATAAGTTCTGCAATAACTTCTTCTTTCATTATATCCTCCAAATAACCCAATCAATAAATTTATCAATCCATTCTTGAATAACACCCAGAATTCCTGAGAGTAGGATGAGTGGTAAGAAGAAGGATGCCACCAACATGAACCATACCAGAGTCTTAATTGTGAACCAGAAACTATTCTTCATAGTTAGTACCAGGTGCGATGGGCTTCGGCAATATGTTCGTTGCCATCGTACTCTTCAATAACGTATTCAACATCATCTGGAATATCAACAATAGCAAGCTCAGCATGTCCCCCATTAGCTTTATCTCCCAGTTCTTCCACTACCTGAACCAAAGCTGGATCATGGCGTTCGATATCTCGCTCGTAGACAGTTTGTTCGGAATGTGCTTTATTGTAAGTAATACGATCTTCCATGGACATTGCATAGAACGCTTTACCTTCTTTAGATTCAATACGGTCCTCTGGCTTAACTAACCAGTAAGTCCAGAACTTCCAATTATCATTACTTTGTTCTGGGTATACGGTGATGCCTTTGATCTCAAAGTACCGCATGCATGCATCGTGGCTCAAGCCAAAGCCGCCAAAGCAACGATTGATTACCACTTTCATATTAATCCTTTTTGAATTTAAAGGTATTGTATAATTTATCCCAAATTAAGTCCACCCATTTAGGGGTGGAGCCGTAGGTGCCGAACCATCTGAACATGACAGTAGCTATCGTTCCCACAATGAGTTGGAAGAGAATGAGGCCTACAATTATCCAGAATATCGTCATATTTAAGCTCCTCAATGAATTATATAATGTATGAATAAAAAAATCAACTCCTAAATAATAGGAATAGGGCTCACCTAAATATAGTAAAACTAACGAGGGACTTTAAATGGCCGCCGATAACACAATCGATATTGTTATTAACCAGAAAGCAAGTTTTGAAGTGACGTTCAATATAAAGGACGGAGCTTCTGCTTTAAATTTGACTGGATACTCCACATCTGCTAAATTAAAAACTGATTTTAATACCCCAGATACTCAAGCTATCACCTTTACAACTGCAATTGCAAATGCTGCTGCTGGTCAGGTAACAATGTCACTTACCCCAGCACAAACTGCTAATCTATCAATTCAAAAATACTTTTACGATCTTTCTATAACTTCAGGAGCAGGATTTAAGACCCGGGTTGCTGAGGGTGCTGTGAAAGTTAGTGGTGGGGTAAGCTAATGGCAACAATTACAACAACTCTTGTATCTGGACAGAACGCATATGTAGGGGCTGTATCAAGTCGCGACGTATATACTGTATCAGCAAGCAGTGGAGTGCAAGGACCAGCAGGGGCTAACGGAGCAACTGGTAATACTGGTGCAAATGGTGTTACTGGTAATACTGGTGTCAGTGTAACAGCAGCAAACGTTGCATCTGGTAATTTAATAATAACTCTTTCCAACACATCAACAATAGATGCAGGTTCTGTAGCTACCAACGTTGCTGCTCCATACTCATGGACAAACACTCATACATTCTCTAACACAGTTACTATTAATGGTGATCTTACTGTTAACAACTACGTAATAGCAGCAAATGGTGCAACATCAGCATATGCAACAAAATACCTTGTAGAGTATAATCCAACTACAAAAGATCTCACATACTCCAGCAGACCAGA